GATCTGCCATCAACGAAGCCATTAATGAAGCAAGTAAAAACTTTAACATTGATAAGAAGGTCTTGCGCAAAATTGCCAAGACCTATCATAAACAAAACTTCAATGACGAAGTAGCAACAAATGAGACATTCGTAGAAGTTTACGAACAATTGACCAAACAAGGATAATATTATGAAGATCTCAAGCCAAACCCTTTCCATTCTGAAGAACTTTTCTTCTATCAATGGAAACATCCTAGTTCGTGCAGGTTCAACACTGTCGACTATCTCACCGCAGAAAAATATTCTAGCTTCTGCTGTCGTTTCTGAAAACTTCCCGACCAGCTTCGCGATCTATGACCTCGGTCAGTTCCTTGGTGCTGTCAGCTTGTTCGAAGATCCTGACTTTGACTTTACTGACAAGTTCGTCACCATCTCTAGCGGTAAGCGTAGCATCAAGTATTGGTTCGCCGAGCCAAGCATGATTCTTGCTGCTCCTGAGAAGAAGCTACAACTTCCTACCGAAGAAGTTGTGTTTGATGCGTCTGCCTCTAACATCAGCGAAGTGTTGAAAGCTGCGAGCGTCCTTCAGGCTCCAGAAATCGCTGTTGTTTCTGATGGTTCAACCCAGACCAAGCTGGTTGCTACCAACGTCAAGAACGATACTTCTAACGAATATCACGTTGATGTTGCAGTTACCAACGAAGCAAAGTTCCGTATGGTATTCAAGTCTGAGAACTTGAAGCTAATCAGCGGTGACTATAAAGTATCCATCTCTTCGAAAGGTATGGGTAAGTTCGCCAACGAAAAGGCTGGACTTGAATACTTCATCGCAACAGAAAGCAGCTCAAAATACGGTCAATGATTCTAAACGATCGCCCACTCATCAAAGTAATTGACAACTTCCTGACTAAGGAAGTTTGTCAAGATATCATAAATGAAGCAACTCCATTGTTGGAGCCTTCTAAGATATCGGGCGGTGAATCTGGATATCGTACAAGCAAGAGTACATGGTTATCGCATACGCATAGCCATGCTACTGTGTCCTTACTTGAAGCTGTTACCAAAGTAGCAAATGTTGGTTTAGAGTATTGCGAACCGATCTCTATCATTAAATATGAATCGGGTGAAGAATACAAGAAACATGTAGACTTCAACACTCTATCCACCAACATTCGAGTTGCGACTGTAATCATTTACTTAAATGATGTTTCGTCTGGCGGTTTAACTTCCTTTCCGAAATTAAACTATTCAGTAAAGCCTGTTTGTGGCAGAGCATCATACTTTAGATATGATTACAAAGACGAAGAAACAAATATGAAAACACTCCACGTTGGTGAACCACCGACTGATGGAGAAATTAAATGGATTGCCACTGTATGGATTCATGAAAAACCATACAAGAGGATTATATGATGAAGGAATTATATTATGATGAAAGACGACTTTCTTTGGGTCGAGAAGTATCGCCCACACAAGATTGAAGATTGCATTCTGCCAGAAAGTCTGAAGTCGACTTTCTCAGAATTTGTAAAACAGGGTAGCATCCCTAACCTGTTGCTGACTGGTTCGCAAGGAACTGGTAAAACCACCGTCGCTCGTGCGATGTGTGAAGAACTCGGACTTGACTATATCGAAATCAATGGTTCTATGAACGGTGGTATCGATACTCTACGCACCGAGATTAAGAACTTCGCTTCTACTATTTCGTTTACAGGTACTCGCAAGATGGTTATCCTCGATGAGGCAGACTATCTAAATGCGCAGTCAACTCAGCCAGCTCTTCGCAACTTCATGGAAGAGTTCTCTAAGAACTGCGGATTCATTCTGACCTGTAACTTCAAGAATCGTATCATTGAACCGCTACATTCGCGTTGTTCAGTAATTGAATTCAAAATCCCATCTAGCCAGAAGCCGAAACTGGCAGCTCAGTTCCATAAGCGTGCTTGTGGTATCCTAGAGCAAGAAGGAGTCGAGTTTGACAAGGCTGTTGTTGCCGAAGTCGTAACCAAGCACTTCCCAGACTGGCGTCGAGTTCTAAATGAGCTTCAGCGTTATAGTGCTACAGGTAAAATCGACAGCGGTATCCTCGCTAATCTCGGCGAAGAAAACTTCAAGGGTCTTGTTGACTTGCTGAAGAACAAGCGGTTCAATGATATGCGCAAGTGGGTTTCCGAAAATCTAGACACCGAGCCAACTGCGTTCTTTCGCAAGTTCTATGACATGGCTTCAACCTATATGAAGCCAAACAGCATCCCGCAACTGGTTCTGTTGCTAGGTCGCTATCAGTATCAGTCAGCGTTCGTTGCCGACCAAGAAATCAATACGGTCGCATTCCTAACTGAAGTTATGGTCGAAGCCGAGTGGGTGTAACATGTCAAATCCATTCGATTACACCAACAGCATCACCTATACTAAGAAGAACCTGATTCGTGACACCGAGAACCCAGAACTAGCTGAGAAGCAATATAACGCATTCCTAACCAACCGAGGTCTTTCCTACTTTCCTGACACCATCATGTACGCAAATGATATGAACATGCGCCCAGAGCTGGGTGGTCTGCTTCAGTATGAGTATTTACTAAATAGTGTGCGGAAGAGTAAAAGATTTTCGAAGTGGGCTAAAGCTAGTAAGGATGAAATTGTCATGCAACTCGCAGAATATTATGGTTGCAGTGTTCAGAAAGCAAAAGATATCTCTACAGTATTAACCACCGAGCAAGTTGACCTTATATTACAAAAACTACAAAAAGGTGGAAATACAAAATGACTTCATTAGATACGTTTGTCGAAGTGAAGCTACATCAGGAAGATGATTTTCTAAAAGTTAAGGAAACATTAACTAGAGTAGGTGTTGCTTCAGAGAAAAACAAAACCTTATATCAGTCATGCCATATACTACATAAACGTGGTAAGTATTACATCGTGCACTTCAAAGAACTTTTCGCATTAGACGGAAAGCCATCATCACTAGATGACGAAGATCTTGCGCGTAGAAATACTATTGCGAACTTGTTGGCTGATTGGGGTTTAATTGAATTAGTGAATCCTAAGATGAGCGAAGAAAACCAAGCTCCGATGAAATTCATTAAGGTGATTCCTTACAAAGAAAAGCATGAGTGGGAATTGATTAGCAAATACAAAATTGGGAAGAAGTTTTAATATGACTGACAAATTTTATAATGGAAGAAAAGAACAGCTGAGTAACTTTGAAGATGTTGGTGTGTTTATGCATACCTTCGGTCAAGAAGTTAAGTACAAAGCTGAGTTCCCATCGAAAGATATCTGCAAACTGAGAGTTGAATTGATTGCAGAGGAACTGGGCGAATTGAAGGAAGCAATTCGTGACAAGGATATTGTCGAAGTTGCTGATGCGCTGACCGATTTGCTATACGTGGTGTATGGTGCAGGTCACGCATTTGGTATTGACTTAGATAAATGTTTTAACGAGGTGCATCGTTCTAACATGTCTAAGCTAGGATTGGACGGGAAGCCAATATACAGGGAGGATGGTAAAATCCTAAAAGGACAAAACTATTTTGATCCCGATTTAATTACAATTGTACAAGGTGATAATAATGGAAAAGAAACCAACGAATAAAGCACAAGCAGCAAAAATTGTTGCAGATGCTATTACTCCAAAGAAGAAAAAGAAGAGATACTATCCTTCTAAGAAATCTCGCGTTCAGGCAATTGCTGCCAAGGGCGATAAGAAAGACAAACTAGACGGTAATCTTGCTTCTGCTAAAACTGCTGAAAAAGCAAAGCCAGAAGCAGTACAACCTGAACTGCCTTTCTTCCGCGAAAACGCAAAACAACCAGAACCAGCATCTTTTGTCTGGGCTGAAGATAAACAACCAACATGGCTACAAAAAGTTGTTGCTTGGTTGACATCAATCGGTAAATAATTTTACTAATTCGCGATTTTATAGTATGATATTGGAGTGGGTGCAATGCCCACTCCAACTTTGGAGAGATTATGAGTAAGAAAGAAAAGCCAGCACAGGGCGACCTTGAGTCAGAGGAATTTGGCACATGCGCTCGCTACAATGCAAATAAAACTCGGTACGACCTAGTACCAACCCATCTTCTTAAATCAACCGCCGATGTTTTTGCTTATGGTGCTAACAAGTATGCGCCATGGAACTGGGCGAAGGGTGGACCGATGAGTCAATACATCGGCTGTGTCAAACGGCATCTTGCTGCGATTGAGATGGGCGACGATATCGACCATGAATCGAAAGCACGACACATCGGTCACGCTGTATGTAATCTAATGATGATGGAACAACTCTTGAATCTAATTGAACAAAACCCAGAACTCGCTCACCTAGACGATCGCCCGACCAAGTGGTTCGAAGGGCAGAAGTATTGATGAAGTTCTACACGTCTGTTGAACAACGAAGAAACGATCTGCTGGTTCGTGGCTATGAAAATGGTAAACGAGTCCAGCGTCGCATCGCATACAAACCTTATCTGTTCGTTCCTACCAAGCAACCCAGTCAGTACAAAACGCTAGACGGCAAGCAAGTTGATAAGATTCAGTTTGACTCTATCGGCGAAGCACGTGACTTTGTCAAACAGTATAAGGATATCTCTTCGTTTGAATACTATGGCATGAACCGTTGGCCATATGTTTACATCAACGATGAGTATCCAGGCGAAATAGACTTTGATGTAAAAGCACTTCGCATAACTTATCTCGATATCGAAACTGATTCGCGCGGTGGCTTCCCTAATCTAAAGACAGCTGACAAAGCTGTAACTGCTATCACTATCAGCGATGGCATCACTTACTATGCTTGGGCACTCAAAGGATTCATCCCGCACAACGAAGACATCGTGTACGTTGAGTGCACTTCAGAAAAAGAAATGCTGATGAAGTTTATTCGCAAATGGCGTGAGCTTGATGCGGATATCGTGACTGGCTGGAACGTAGATGGCTTCGATATTCCTTATCTGTATCAGCGTATTGCTAATGAGATTAACGAGGAAGAAGCCAAGAAGATGTCGCCTTGGAATATGACGGAGTTCCGTACATATTACGACAAGATGGGACGCGAACAGAACATCGTTGAGCTGGTCGGACTTCCAGTTCTTGACTACATTCAGCTGTATCAGAAGTTCACCTACATCAAACAAGAACAGTATTCACTTGACTATATTTCTCAGGTAGAACTCGGTGAGAAGAAAGTTGACTATCGCGAACTAGGTTATACAAACCTAGACGATCTGTATCAGCGCAATCATCAGTTGTACATGGAGTACAACGTCAAAGACGTTTCGCTCGTTGTCAAACTCGAGCAGAAGATGAAGTTTATCGAACAGGCTTGTGCTATTGCGTACGATGCCAAGGTCAACTACGGCGATGCGATGACTTCTGTGTTGCTATGGGATGTCATCATTCACAACTATCTGCGCGACCAAGGTGTCGTGATTCCGATGCAGAGAGATAGTCGCAAAGATGCGCAGATCGCTGGTGCTTTCGTTAAGCATCCTGAAGTCGGTCGCTACAACTGGGTTGTTTCGTTTGACTTGAATAGTCTGTATCCGCATCTAATCATGCAGTATAACATCTCGCCTGAGTGCTTCGTCGAAACGCTAATGGGAATCAGACCAGACTCAGTTCTAAAGAACACCGAGCATTGGCAAGATTCAATCAGCATAGCTAAATCTAAAAACCAAACCATCGCTGGTAATGGTGCAGTATTCTCGCGTGACAAGCAGGGTTTCCTACCTGCGCTCATGAAGAAATACTACGAGGATCGCAAACGATTCAAGAAGATGATGATTGAATGTCAGAAGCAACTACAGAACGACAAAGGCAATCAGGAACTAGAACGTAAGATCGTCCAATATAACAATATGCAGATGGCTAAGAAGATCTCACTTAACTCAGCTTATGGTGCGTTGTCGAATCAATACTTCCGCTTCTATTCAGATGACCTCGCCGAAGCGATTACTCTGTCAGGTCAGGTTTCCATCCAGTGGGCGATGAATCGCATGAACGAATATCTGCGCAAACTGCTCGGAACTGACAAAGACTACGTTATTGCTTCAGATACTGACTCGTTGTATATCGAGATGGAAGATCTGGTAAACAAGTTCGTACCTGATAAGACCACCGCTGAGAAAGTTGACTTCCTAGACCAAGTCTGCGAAGGAAAGATTCAGCCATACATCGATAAGTTCTATGGCGAACTTGCCACAGAAATGAATGCATTCGAACAAGCCATGGCTATGAAACGAGAAGCGATTGCTGAGTCTGCGATCTGGACTGGCGCGAAGCGTTACATCATGTCAGTATGGAACAACGAGGGTGTTGCGTTCAAAGAAGCCAAGTTTAAGATGACAGGCATCGAAGCTGTTCGCTCATCAACTCCTACTATCTGTCGTGGTGCTATCGAAGAAGCAGCCAAGATAATCCTGAAAGGCGACCAATCTGCTTTGTTTGATTACATCGAATCGTTCCGTGATAAGTTTAATGAAGCTAATCCAGCTGACATCGCGCGCAACAGTTCTGTAAAAGAAATGTCGAAGTACAAGTTGGGCGACAAGGGTGTTCCGATGCATGTCAAGGGTGCGCTACAATATAACGATTTCCTGCGCAAACTTAATCTGACTAATAAATACCCAAGGATCTCCGATGGTGACAAGATTAAGTTCGTTTCCTTGGTTGTTCCTAACCCAGCACAATGTGAAGTTATCGCATTCCCAGCTGGATATCTACCGCCAGAGTTTAGGCTCGAAAAGTATATTAATCGCGAAGACCACATAGATGTCGGCTTCCTTACTCCCATAACAACCATTGCTTCTGCTGCAGGTATGAAAACTGAGCAAATAGCAACCCTAGAGGATTTCTTCTCATGAGTACGAATCAATTCGATTTTGACTTTGACTTTGGTTTTTCTACCGTAGCTGCGGATGAGATTCCTAATGAAAAGCTAGGAACAGAGGTTGAGCAACTTCAAGCCCAGCTTGCTGAACAAAAAGCAAAGACAACAGCAGTGATTAACGCAGTCATGCCACTGCTTAACAATCTGGCTAAGAACCCAGAAAACGAATACATCTTGTGGCCAAACCGTGTTGCCAAAATTGATGAGTTCAAAAAGAAGCTATTAACGCTTCAATAATTTTACTAATGCGCTGTAATAGCGTATAATATGACTATATCTATGAGAGGTTTACTATGTCCGCATTGCTTGAAAAACTAAAGAAAAATTCAACTATTAAAGAAACTAATATCCTAGCAGATTCTGTTCTGTTTTCTAAGAAGGATATGATTCCAACCAAAATCCCAGCAATCAACGTCGCGTTGTCTGGTCGCCTTGATGGTGGCATGACTCCTGGTCTGACCGTTTGGGCTGGCCCATCTAAGCACTTCAAAACTGCATTCACCTTGCTGATGGCAAAGTCCTACATGGACAAATATCCTGATGCTGCGTTGCTGTTCTATGACTCTGAGTTTGGTACTCCGCAATCGTACTTTGATTCGTTCGGTATTGATACTTCGCGCGTGATGCATACTCCTATTACTGATATCGAACAGATTAAGTTTGACGTCATGCAACAGATGAATGAATTGAAGCGTGGTGATAAAGTTATCATCGTCGTTGACTCTATCGGTAATCTTGCTTCTAAGAAAGAAGTCGAAGATGCGCTTGATGGTAAGTCGGTCGGTGATATGACTCGTGCCAAGCAACTCAAGTCGTTCTTCCGTATGGTTACACCACATCTGACTCTGAAAGATATTCCGATGATTGTGGTGAATCATATTTACATGGAACAAGGTATGTTCCCGAAAGCTATCGTATCTGGTGGTACAGGTATCTACTATTCCGCTCAGAATATCTACATCGTCGGTCGTCAGCAAGATAAAGATGGTACTGATTTGATTGGCTACAACTTCATTATCAACGTTGAGAAGTCGCGCTATGTTCGCGAGAAGTCGAAGATTCCAGTGACAGTTTCGTTTGATGGTGGTATCTCTACTTGGTCTGGTCTGCTAGATATGGCAACCGAATCAGGTCACGTAGTCAAGCCAAGTAATGGCTGGTACTCGCGCGTCAATACTACAACTGGTGAAGTTGAAGAGAAGAAGTTCCGTATTAAAGATACAGATAGCAAAGAGTTCTGGCTACCAGTACTCGGCGACCCAACTTTCCAAGACTGGATTAAACAAAATTATCAGATCGCTAACGGTGCCATCATGAGTGATGATGAAGTCAGCGAAGTGTTTGATGGAATTGAAGATTAATGATTGAACAACTAATACTGTCGAATCTTGCATTCAACGAAGAGTATAGTCGCAAGGCTCTACCCTTTGTTCGAGAAGAATACTTTGCAGATGATTCCCAGCGACTTGTTTATCAAATCGTAAAGGAATACATCGACAAGTACAACGCGCTTCCTACTCGGGAAGCGTTGGCTATTGACCTGTCTGGTAAAGACGGAGTCAATGGCGTGCGCTTTGAGCAAGCCAAGAAACTAATCGGCGACTTGGCTACCGAAGAACACACAATGGATTGGCTGGTTGACAAGACTGAGAAGTTCTGTCAGGACAAGGCAATCTATAACGCGATTATGCAGTCCATTAAAATTATGGACGACAAAACCGAATCGTCGCGTGGCGCGATTCCGAAGCTTCTTTCGGACGCTCTCGGTGTCAGCTTTGACACTAACATCGGTCACGACTTCCTTGAAGATTATGAATCTCGTTTTGACTTTTATCATCGCAGAGAAGAGCGTATCGAATTTGACTTAGATTACTTGAATCGTATCACTAAAGGTGGACTTCCGAGGAAAACCTTGAATATCATTCTTGCTGGTACAGGTGTGGGTAAGTCCCTCGCTATGTGTAGCTTTGCTTCGGCTAACCTGATTAAAGGTAAGAATGTGCTCTATATTACTATGGAGATGGCAGAAGAGAAGATTGCTGAAAGAATTGACGCAAACTTACTCGATACGAATATTCAAGATCTTGAATCGCTGCCACGCGACACCTATCAAAAGAAAGTTGACCGAGTCCGTCAAAAGACTGTTGGTAAACTAATTGTCAAGGAGTTCCCAACCGCTTCGGCTGGCTCTGGACATTTCCGTCATTTGTTGAACGAGCTTCGTCTAAAGAAGAACTTCGTTCCAGATATTATCTATATCGATTATCTTAACATTTGTTGTTCGTCCAGAATTAAGTCTGGCGCCAATGTCAACAGCTACACTTACATTAAGGCTATCGCTGAAGAACTTCGCGGTCTTGCCGTAGAATTTAATGTACCAGTTGTATCTGCGACCCAAACTACACGAGGTGGATACAGCAACACCGACGTAGGATTGGAAGACACTTCTGAGTCTTTTGGTTTGCCAGCGACCGCTGACTTGATGTTCGCTTTGATTTCATCCGAGCAACTAGAGTCCCTTGGTCAATTGATGATTAAGCAGTTGAAGAACCGTTATAACGATCCGACATTCCACAAACGATTTGTTGTTGGTGTTGACCGCGCAAAGATGCGCCTGTATGACGTCGAACAATCGGCGCAATCCCTAAGCAACGAAGAGGATAAACCTGCGTTCGATAATAGTGAATTCGGAACAAGAATGAAAACTAGCGAAAACAAAGGAAAATTCAAGGAACTTCAGTTCTAATGTAAGTCCTTGATTTATAAGGGTTTTCAACCCACTGATTTTCCTAGCTATTTTAAGACCCTTGCAAGTCATTGATTTGTAAGGGTTTTATTGTTTTATTCAGTGTGCGTTTCGCGGTATAATAGGTGTATCTGAAAGGAGTATCGCTTATGTCCGAACAATCGTTTTACGAATACAACTCATCTAAAGAATATCTCGCGCGTCTAATCGCAACCGAGAATATCAACATTGTCCGCTCGCCCGACTTCGCTACTGCGTCCTTCGATCCGAAGACGCGCACGATGTATATGCCAATCTGGAAAACCAGCGAGGAAGTTTATGACCTGCTGACTATTCACGAGATGGCGCATGCGCTCTATACTCCAGCTGATGGCTGGCACACTGCGGTTGTTAATGACCCGAACCTTAAAGGCTATCTCAATATCATCGAAGATGCTCGCATTGAGAAAACTATCAAGCGTCGTTTCGCTGGCGCATCTAACACTTTCCGCGAGGGTTATGGTCGCCTGAACGAAGACGACTTCTTTGGCATGAAGAAACACAACGTCGATGTCAATACTGCTTCGCTTATTGACCGCATCAATATCTACTACAAACTCGGCTCGCTCGTGCACGTTCCGTTTAACGACGAAGAGCGCGACTGGCTATTCAAAATCGACCAAGCTGAAACTTGGGAAGATGTTGAGCGCATTGCTCGCGAACTGTACGCATACGCTAAGGAACAGGCTCAGACCAACGAAACTGAAATGCTGATGCAGGAAGTTTCTGGTGGTGCTAAAGAAAGCAAAGGCAGTGGTGACGGAATTGAATCAGACGATGAAGATCCGAACGAAGCTACTGGTAAAGATGCTTCAGTTGACGGTATCAGTTCTGTCACTGATAAAGAATACCGCGAACGCATGTTTAACCTCGAGAACAACGCAGCACAGAAAGGTAACAAAGATACCTTTATGAAAGTTGGTAATGTGAACCTGAAAGACTGGGTGATTCCTGCTAAACAATCGCATGCAGTTCTCAACCACGCATTTTCTAACCTTATTTCTGGCATCAACAATGCCACCAACGAAATGTTGGCTCAACAAACTGTCATCGTGAATACGATGGTGAAAGAATTTGAGTCCAAGAAACGCGCAACTTCGTATGCTCGCACTCAGTATTCTAAATCTGGTCGTCTTGATATGAAGAAACTTTCCAAGTATCAGTTGTCAGATGACATCTTCCGTCGCAACATTATCGAACACAAAGGTAAGAACCACTCGATGGTAATGATTGTTGACTGGTCTGGCTCTATGAGCAACCAGTTGATTGACACTGTCATTCAAACTATCAACCTCGCTATGTTCTGTCGCAAGGTTGGTATTCCGTTCTCGGTTCAGATCTTCGCTAATCGCATTCCTAGTTTCTCAACTGGTAAACCGCAAGAGCAAGACGGAGACTACGGTGTACATAATAATGTGACTATGTTTGAGATGCTGTCTTCTGAATCTACTGCTTCTGAATTCAAACAACACATCGCTAACTTCTATGCAATCTCTGTGTACGAGGGTGCCAACTACTGGGACAGCGAGTTGCAAGCCAAATATAGTTGGCTTCCGCGCGACAGCGTTATTCGTGATGGTGACTTTAGTTGTTTCCATCTCAACGGTACTCCGCTGAATGCTGCGCTGTTTATCACCTCTGAGTATGTAAAGCAGTTCCGCGCCAAGCACAAATCTGAAGTCACCAACGTTATTGTTCTGACTGATGGTGAATCTGGTAGCAATCGCAATCTGTGGTGGGGTAGTTCGTATCACATCTTTGATCCGAAAACTGGTGTCACCTATCGAACTGCTCACGACCGCAACTGTGAAACGCATCTGGGTTTTGATTTGATTCGCGACCGCAATCATGGTCGTGTAAACATTATCGGTTATTACATCTCCGACACTCGCTCTGTCTTAAACACTGCGCGTCAGTGGAGCGGTGACTACTCCGCCAAACTCAAGAATGGGTTTGCTGTAATTCATAAAACCAAAACGTTCCGTGCTGACCGTTTCTTCCTCGTGTCTAACAAGAACATTGTTGTCAACGACGAATGGGATTTTGACTTTGATGATTATGTCGTCGGTGGTAAAGAACAGGAACACGATCCGACTGCACCTGTTCCTCCGAAGAAACAAAAAGTTATCAAGAACGAGGAAGCTATCGTCAAAGAAATCAAAAAATCTTTTGCTTCACACTCTCAATCTAAACGAGATAACCGCGTCATTCTGTCGAAATTCATTGATGACATCGCTGCTAAAATTGTATAAGGATAACCATGCGAATCACATCTTGTAAAGTACCAAAGAAACTAAAACCATACACTAGGAAAGCAGTTAAGTTTTTCGTAGACAATATTCCTTCTGATAAGAAGTTTGCGTTTGGTCACGTTCATGTTGAGTTTGTGTCAAGCAACACTCATGCTGAAGCATGGTGCGATCCGCACATTCCAGACCACGGTACTAAACCAGAAGAGTTTAGCATCGAAGTAAACCAGAAGATGTTTAAGAAAGACTTGACTCCGCAACAATATACGGAAATCTTATTCCACGAATTGACTCATGCTTGGCAGTTCGCAACTGGCAAACTTGTAATCAAAAACTATCGTGTAGCAAAGTATGGAAGAAAGAACTATGACCTGAAGGAGTTTGAGTATTTTCTTCAGCCATGGGAAGTTGAAGCATACGGATATCAATACTGTCTGAACCGCTTGTTCTGGGATGTCTGACAGGAGCCGTAGTCTGCTAAGTCATTGATTTCATTAGAACTTTAAGTCATTGATTTTGCTAGATATTATAGAATTACTGTGTATTATTTTACTTCGCAGTCTAATTCAGTTATACTATGTTTGTAAGTTGAAAACCACACCTCTACCAAGGAATATACTATGAAAGTTAATCAAATCGAATTTTTGTCAAAAGCTGCGGAAATGTTTCCGAATAAAACGGAATTCACACGCGCCGAACTGTCTGCTGTTGAAGAACAATGCGGTCGTTCTTATGGGTTTATCGCTAACGATAAATCTCTGCGTGTCGGTCGCGGTACTTACATGCTTCCGAGTATGCACCTCGCTGTCAACAACACTCAGCCTGTGAAAGTTCCGATGAGTATCGCGAAACAAGAAGAACTCAAACGCGCAGCCAAAGTGACTGCTCCTGTCGTTGAGAATATCGTTCACACTGAACGTCGTGTCGCTTCTAATACTTTTGACACCAACGTTCCTGAGAAGAACAAGAACTACGTCAAGTTCGGTCACTATGCTGACCTGAAACGTATCATCGACTCCAACATGTTCTATCCTGTCTTTATTACTGGTCAATCTGGTAATGGTAAGACCGCGATGGTCGAGCAAATCTGTGCCGAACTGAAGCGCGAAATGTATCGCGTCAACTTCACTCCGCTGACCGACGAGTCTGACCTGCTCGGCGACAAGACGCTGGTCGATGGCAACGTCATCTTCGAAGAGGGTGTTGTTATCACTGCTGCCAAACGTGGCGCCATCCTGTTGCTCGACGAAGTTGACTACGCAACCGCGCAAGGCTTTACTGCTCTGCAATCTATTCTCGAAGGTAAACCGTTCCTTAACAAGAAGACTGGTGAGATGGTGTATCCTGTTCCTGGATTCAACGTCATCGCTACCGCGAACACCAAAGGTAAAGGTTCGGAAGACGGTCGTTTCGTTGGTACGCAGTTCCTGAACGAAGCATTCCTTGAGCGATTCTCTATCACCATGGAGCAGGAATATCCGACCAAGAAAACCGAAGCTAACATCCTGACTCAAGAATTCTTTGACACCCTTGGTGACAAGCAAGAAGAGTTCGTCGGCTATCTGACCGACTGGGCTGAAACTATCCGTAAGACTTTCGATGATGGTGGTGCTAACGAAACCATGTCTACTCGTCGTCTGCTTCATATCGCTCGTGCGTATGTGATGTTCAAAGACCGACTGAAAGCTATCAAGCTGTGCGTTGCTCGCTTCGATACTGACACTCGTGACAGCTGGCTTGACCTTTACACCAAGATCGATCCGACCACAAGCAAGAAGAAGCCTGATGCTTCTGCGACTGAACCTAAAGTGGAAACCGCAGAAGACGCTATTGCTTTCTAACTAAATATTGGTAGTGGTACTTGAGCCACCTTCGGGTGGCTCCTTTTTGTTTGGAGAAATTATGATTGGCAAAGGAAACATCTCGGCGAAGATTATCGCTGACTCTATCTCACCTGATGACGTGAGACTCACAACATTCGAACTTGAGTATCCGCGCTTTATTCACGCAGAGTTCATGACGCACCGCCTATTCTCGCGCAATGCTGCGAGTTCTCGTGCCATTCCAGTCAGCAAGATGATTGACTTGGTAGAAAGCAATACAGCCAAACCTATTCACTGGGGCAAGAACCAGCCAGGAATGAGTGCGAAGGAAGAACTAAGCGCAGAAGAAGGAACGATGATTTGGTTGCAGGCTATGAAGTCTGCGGTTGAATATGCTAATCGTTATGCGTTTGCTGGCTATCACAAACAGCTAGTGAATCGCATCCTTGAACCATTTACTATGATTAAAGTTGTTTGTACCGCTACTGAGTTTGACAATTTCTTCTGGCTACGCAATCATCCTGACGCGCAACCAGAGATTCACGAACTAGCTGTTGTGATGTGGGAAGAATACAACAAGAGCAACATTCAGAATATTGGTGCTAATGAATGGCACGTTCCTTACTACGCTGACGGTAAGTGGTCGTTCGATTCAGAGGATACACTAGAAGACGCGCTGGCTATCTCGTCGTCTTGTTGCGCTCAGGTATCCTACCGCAGACTAGATGACTCGCTTGAGAAGGCTCGCGATATCTTTAAGCGTCTGGTAGAATCAAAGCCAGTTCATGCTTCGCCGTTTGAGCATCAGGCTACACCGCTGACGTATGGTATGGCTGGTGATGTTCAAGTGAAAGGAACGACTGGATTTGACAACAAAGGTAATGCTTGGTCTGGCAACTTCCGACAGTGGATACAACACCGTCAATTGATTGAAGACCACACCTGCTGGTCCTACAAAAAGTAACAAAGGGAGCTTCGGCTCCCTTTTTACCTAAATAGATTACGCAAAAAGGAAGATCTATGATTGGATTTAACAAATATCTCGTCGAAGCAAAGAACACACACATGGAACATCTTGAAGATAATGTTCTAAACGGTGGTGTTGATGGAGCAAGACAATCAATTAACTTTCTTCAGTCACTACGCGACATGCTTGCTGGTAATAGCAATGTAAAAGTAAACACCACTGTGAAGTGGGATGGCGCACCTGCTGTATTTGCTGGCATCGATCCTCGTGATGGCAAGTTCTTTGTAGCCAAGAAAGGTATCTTTAACAAGAATCCTAAAGTCTATAAGACACCAGCTGAAGTGCGCGCTGATACATCGGGCGACCTAGCTGATAAACTTGTAACCTGTCTAAAGTATTTACCTGAGTTGGGCATCAAAGGTGTTATCCAAGGTGACCTGATGTTTACTCAGTCAGACTTAAGAACGCAGGAAATTGGCGGTGAATCTTGTGTGACATTTCACCCAAACACTATCGTCTATGCAGTTCCTACCAAAACTAAATTAGCAAAACAGATTCAGAGTGCTAAGATGGGAATCGTCTGGCACACAACTTATACTGGCAGTTCTTTTGAAACAATGAAAGCCAGCTTCGGTAAAAACATTAAAAGTAAATTAAAAGCAAGCAAAAATGTCTGGTTTGATGACGCGACTTATCGCGATGTGACTGGTACAGCTACCATGACGCAAACTGAAACCGAAGAAGTTACAAAGGTTCTTTCTAGGGCTGGTACATTATTTCAAACTATCAAGCCAGCTATTCTAAATGGCTTTGCTAATGATGAAGAACTGCTTATTATGACTAAGACTTTTAACAACAGCAAGATTAGAATGGGTCAACCTATTATTGATAATGGCGCATCTCACGTTCGTGGTCTAGTTCAGTTCATCACCGACAAGTTTCAGAAAGATGAAGACTCAAAGAAAACTGAAGCTGGTAAGCAAGCAGTTCGTGAAAGAAAACAAAGAGTATTAAAGTTCTTCAGCAACAACGATCCTATGGAAATAGCCAAGGTGTTTGACTTGATGAAACTACTCGTCGAAGCCAAGATTGTTATTGTTTCTAAAATGAACAAAGCAGAAGGCATCGGTACATTCTTAAAAACAGCTGTAGGATTTATGGCTACAAGTCAAGAAGGATACGTTGCTATTGATCATACTGGCAAGAACGCAGTCAAAATTGTAGATCGTCTTGAGTTCTCGCGCGCAAACTTCTCACCAGATATACTAAAAGGTTGGCAAAGATGAAAAAGTTTATTCCTTTCTTACTTGAAGAATCTTGTCCTGTTGCTACACAGGATATTCATGTAAACCTAGAAAATCGTCAGCATGCAATCGACGAATACTATTATGGTCCAGCTAATCCTAACGAGCCAGGAAATTACTGGAAAGATGCAGCCAAACGATGGAAGATTGACGAAGCTACTGCCAAAACTATGAAGTGTGGAAATTGTGCTGCGTTTGATGAGTCACCGAAGATGTTAAAGTGTATTGAATCTGGTATTGTCAATGATGTTAAGCACGTTGACGGTGAGAAGACTGTTGATTTAGCAGAGCTGGGTTATTGTAATCTGTTTCACTTCAAGTGTGCTGCCAGTCGATCTTGCACCGCTTGGCTAGTAAATGGACCAATTAAATGAGATTGTTTGAATCAAAGACCGCCAGCCTGACAATATTTGATATTGATGACACGCTATTCACCACAGATACTAAGATCCATATCGTAAAGGGTGGCAAGCGCATCAAGTCGCTGACTCCTGCTGAGTTCAATGTGTATAAAGTAAAGAGCGGAGAGTCACTTGACTTCTCTGACTTTCGCAGTGCCGAGGTGTTTCAGAAAACAGCCAAGCCGATCGCCACGGTGTTTAAGACAGCCAAGTCTATCATCTCGCGATTCAGCGCATTTGCTAACAAGAAGATAGTCATCGTCACTGCTCGCGGCGATCTAGACGACAAGAACGTGTTCCTTGATACATTCAAGAAGTATGGCTTCGATATAAGTAAAGTATATGTTCACCGCGCTGGTAATGTCGGTGGCGCTGACTCAGCCCAAAACAAAAAGGTAGTCATCCGAGAACTAATCAAGGATGGTAAGTATGAAATGGTTCGCCTGTTTGACGACGCCAAATCAAACCTAGATGCACTACACGAACTTGAATCTGAGTTCCCAGAGATGAAATTTGAGACCTTTTATGTTGACCATTCAGGGTCCATCTCAAGGTATAAAACCACTAAATAGTTTCATGTAAGGTGATGGAGAATTGTTATGTCCGACAATAAGGAGAAAACATTTATGACATCGCTAAAAGACATGTTAAGAAATACCTTTACTGGTAAAGATAATCAAACACTAGATCTAGGTCGTTTACTATGGGCAAAGGGTGTGTTTGTTTATTTCGCCCTAACAATGTACGATCTTTACAACAATGGTAAGTTTGATGCTATGGATTGGGCAACTGGTCTTGGCATCGTTCTCGCTGCTGGTGGTGCTGCTCTAGCTATGAAAGCTAAGACTGAACCAGAACAACCACCTGCACCAAAGAAATAAAATTAAGGAAACTGCAGTATGAATCTAATCATCGACAACTACGAAACTAAAAACTTTGACATCTCGCCACTTGCATCAGAAGCATTCTCTGCTCTGGCTGCGCGTAAGTTTGATGAAGAACTAGGTTTAGTTCGTGAAGCTGCTCAACACTTGGACAAAGCATTAGCTGTTGTTCGCAAGACAACTCTTGGTCGTAAAACTACAGACCAAGATCTTGACAAATTTGATGAGTATGCGTCACAAGCTGAAGAAATCCTAGACGAGTTGGGCGAATTAGAAGAGCACTATTATATCCGCGACTTCCACGAAGCAGGTATGATTAACTGGTACGAAATTGATATGTCAGAGATCGAAGAACTCGACGAACCAGATGCAGTATATGACGAATATGATGACGAAGAATCTGACATTGATGTCGACGATATTGATGATTATCCAGAAGACACCGAATATGGTGCACCAGAGGAACTGGACTTCGAAGACAAAGATTAATTTTTACTAAATAGTATGTGGCTCAGAAAGCTAAGGCAATCCTGGAGATAAGATGAAGTCCTTTATAGAAGTAATCAAAGAAGCAGACGAAACTCAAGCTAGACTCAAGTTCATTCAAGATCCAAAGAGTTCTAGCAAATCTATCGCTAATCTCGCAAGAAGCGAAGATCTCGTCGTACGTAATGCAGCTGAAGAAGAACTAAAGCGTCGTCGTGATTCTGGTGACCAAGATGCAGCTGCTCATGTTCAACCTCCCAAAGATCCTAGCGTACACACTGCTCAAACTCAGGTCGGTGGCGAACAAGCACAAGCCCAAGAAAAAGAAACCAAGACCAAGGAAGTCGAGCCTAATAGAATTGCTCCTTTCAAGAAAGGTTCTGGCAAAGATATTCTAAACAATCTCAAGAAAGGCAAAACCGTTTCTGGTGATGCGCCAAATGCTATCGAACTAAACCCACAATACATCATCCGCGCTGATGGTATCAAAGAAGCTGCGATGAAGTCAGTTGTGTTCTCGTTCGGTCGCATGAATCCGCCAACAGTCGGACATGAAAAACTGGTAGATAAAATTCAAGCTGTCGCTAAAGCTAACAAAGCAGACGCTCGTCTTTTCTTGTCAAGAACAGAAGGCGATGATAAGAATCCATTGCCTTATTCCGATAAACTAAAACTAGCCAAGATGGCATTCCCAGGAATCGTACAAGATACACCAAAGAGTATGTATCCTGCTGGCTTTATCGGCTTGCTTAAAATGCTCGAAGACAAATACGATAAGGTCATTATCGTTGTCGGTTCCGATCGTCTTGCAAATATCAAATCACTAGCAAACAAGTACAACGGTTCAGAATATAAGTTCGAAGAAATCGAAGTTGTTTCCGCTGGCGAGCGCGACCCAGACGAAGAAGGTGTCGGCGGAATGTCAGCGTCAAAGATGCGTGCTGCTGCGAAAGCTGGCGATCTAGCCAAGTTCAAGTCAGGTCTGCCTTCTCGTTTGAAGTCTGCTGCTAAACTTGTGATGGATAAATTAAAACAATATCTTTCTGAAGATCTAGACGAAGCAGTTCTTACATTGAGCCAACGTCTAAAGCGTCGCACACAAATGCGTCGTGTCAAAGGTAAGATTCGCCTTGGCCAAAGACGCGCTCTTGCTCGTAAAGCCACCTCTAAGGTAATTAGTAGACGCTCTAAGCGCGTAGCAATCAAGATGATGCGCAAACGCATTCTACGTGGTAGAAAGTATCAAGATCTTTCTTATTCCTCGCGCGCAGCAGTAGATCGTCAGATCGCGCGCAGAAAAACAGCCATTGCTCGTCTAGCAAAACGTATCGAGCCAAAACTACGTCAAGCTGAAGGTCGCCGTAGATCTGGTCAGGGCTTCAAGTCTATTTCGCTTAGTCCGACGCCAGTAAAGAAAAAGAAACTAAGAGAAAGCATGTCACGTGATAATCTGATTCACTCAGTCAATACTATCATGAAGCGCATCATCGCAGAGCAGAACTATTCTTTAGCTCCGCTCGAACAAGCATCACTAATTAGAAAGTCGAATGAAACTGGTGTTCCTGTCAAGGTCATCAAAGAAGTCTATGCGCGTGGTGTAGCATCATGGAACATGGGCTTGCGTGAAGATACAACTCCACAACAGTGGGGTTTCGCGCGTGTCAATTCATTCTTAGCTGGTGGATTCAATGCTCATACAGCCGACAGAGATTTGTTAGAGCAAGATGACGTTGCAACTCATGGAGAGGAAGAAGCCCTTGCCAAAATTGCAGATACAGACAACAAGCTATCGTTAGGTCAATATGCATCTAGAGGTTCGACTGATAAAGTTAAGGCTGCAGCCGCAAAAAAATTAGAAGAACTGGGTGGCGAACAACCAGCGCAGCAGCCAACAGCTACTAATGGTAGAGAAGCACCACAAGGTGATGGTCAACCAGCTGCTGCTGTAAACCTAGCGCCAAAAGTAATGGATGGTCCAGCGTCTGCTCTAAACACTTATACAGCAGGTGTACAAAGTAATTCACCAAATAGTCAACCTGTTGATGCTCAACCAGATAGAGGAGCATCTCTTTCTCCGCAAGAAATTGAAACAGCCGTAGATCAACAAAGTACTGAAACAGCTAGTCAGAAAATTAAGCGTGGAAAAGAAATCGGAGCAGAGATCGAACAAGATACAACAACCAAAAAAATGAACAAAAAACTAGAAGATCTTGCAGAAAAACATAAATCAAGTTTTATTTCTGGTCCAGATTTAGATAGATTTAATTCTATGATTAAGGGTTACAAAGATTTTGTTAATGCTGATACAGAAGAAGATCGAGTTGAAGCTCTTCGTTATCTAGCAGAGAATAATCTAATATCCAGTCACAGTGGCGGTAAAAAGATTTACGTGCATAGCAATGTATTAGGTGGTATGAAAGGAAATGAAACAGTGCATGATGAGTTGAGAAAAAAATTGGCTCCAGATAAAGGAGATACATTCTCATTAGAAGCAAATCGTCTGATCGAAAAATATGGGATAGAGATTGAACCAGGAGATGATCCTGGCAGATTGCTTGCTGACCTAAGTGGAAAACTACACGAAGCAGGAATAGCAGCTCTTATACATCCAAGTCCAGAAAACACCGAAGCAGCAGAAAAATTGCGCGATAGATTTGTTAAAGCTGGTGGAGATCTGGATATTGCTGAAAAACAAAACGAAGATGCTGCAAAAGAACTTCGTGATTACATACAATTGCTACATGAAGGAGCTGAAATAGTTTCTTCTCAGCAAGTCGGTGGTCTAGGACCTAACAAGCTAAAAGAGCTTGGTATAACTCCATTAACTGATCCTACTGATGTTATCGTTACTATCAAAGATAAATCTGGAAATCTAATCAATAAAAAGTTTTCTTTCAAGACTTACGATAATGTAAACAACATTACTATGAAAAACTCTGGTACAGATAAGGCGGGAGAAACTTGGCTCGGCGGAGAAATTGGTAAGAAAATAGATGAAAAATTGAAAAACATGAAATCTAAGTCAAAATATAATTACTGGGCAGATGACATAGATGAAGCTGAGGTAAAAAGACGTAAAGAAGACTTGAAAAAAGATTACCTTAAAGAATTTGGTGGATCAATGGCAGATCTAGCAAAAACTAAAGATGGCCAAGAACAATTGAAAGATATATGGTTAAAAGTTCATGGTTGTGGAAATGACGTTGCTACATTGATAACTAATAAGAAAACTAATAAAACCGAAATCAAACCACCTGATTACTACTGTAATCCTAAGGGAAATTTCAAAGTATCTATTGACGGAACTAAAGTTGTTGTAAACATGGAAGAGTCTCCAGAGGGAGACGAACCAGTAAGAATGCTTCAGCTTGACTTTAAAACGGAGAAAAGAGGATCAACAAAAATGTTGTGGAGACATATTGTTGTTAAGCCAAAGCCTGCTAAGAAAGCAAGTCCAACAAATAAAGGGGCTAAAGCCAAAGCTCGACAAGATAATATGACACGCGAGGTTTCTAAATTACCTAAGAAATCTAAAAAACAAAAGAACGAATCCTTCCTATCCTTCGGTGACTTCCTAATGGAATCCGCTGACATGGCAGTCGGTAATCAGCCAACTGTAAATCCGAAGCCGATTCACCACAAAGCATCTGGCCATAAGTATCACGTTCATCACATGATCAATCCTAATCTAGGAATGATGCATCAAGTCAAGCACGCAGTTGACCGCAAAGACCTAGACATTGATGGTGACACAGATGAATTTGATAAGCCAAAAGCTGGTATACCAGACGAGATTGGTGTCGGAACAACACCGACCACCAAAAAGATGTTTGCTAAATACAGCAAAGAACTTGCTCACATTCACGCTGGCGAGCCAGTCGACGAGCAGAAGATTACACCGAAATACACTGGTGATGAGAACTCTTGGTATCTTGATGCATCTGGTCAGAAAGTCCGAGTATACTCACAATCTGATCTAAAACATCCAGAAGACGTCGGCGAATTCCTAAAGAATCCAACACCAGAAAAAGATATCGGTCCAATGATGTCAATGAAAGACTTCCTAAAAACACAACCTGAGAAAAAGAAATGAAGACATTCAAAGAACTATACGAAGCTTGTTGCTCTGCTTGCGAAAAACGTAGCGAGATGGAAGAATCTGACTCAGGTCTAGCAGCGAAAGCTGACAAGTCTGGCATGCCACTATCAACTCTACGCAAAGTTTACAAGCGTGGCGTTGCTGCGTGGAACTCAGGTCACCGTCCAGGAACAACTCCGCAACAGTGGGGCATGGCTCGCGTCAACTCCTACATCACTAAGGGTAAGGGAACTTATCATGGTGCTGATAAAGATCTGCGCGAAGAGGAACTAGAAGAAGTCGCAAAGGACAAAGAGTCAGGTCTGCCTAAGAAGTATGTGTCTGGTCTTTCGCCATCTACCGCAAAAGCACGCGCAGCACATTGGGAAAAGATGGACAAACTTTCTGACAAAGATCCTGCTGCCTATGAACCAGCTCCTGGCGACGCAACCGCAAAGACCAAAGAATCAAAGCACACCATCAAAGCTCGTAAGATGTTTGGCGAAGCATGCTGGACTGGATACAAAAGAGTCGGCATGAAAAAGAAAGGCGACAAGATGGTTCCTAACTGTGTTCCTGAAGAAACCGACAGAAATGCGCGATTAAGAGCTGCTCTTGAGAAAGTCAAGAACGATTTCTCGAAGCCACCAGCTGACCACAAAGATGCTGAACCAAGCAAGCCAACTCCTGCGACCAAACCAAAAACTGGCGGTGGAATGCCTTACTATCCAGATAGCCATGGCGGAAAACGCTACATGGGCGACAGCGTAGAGATGAATGGTAAGACTATCAAAGAAACATCACCAACAGCTGGCAAGAACGTAGTTCCTCCGCCAGCTGGCAATATTGGTACTAGTGGTGGATTAGTCAGAGAAGAAGAAAACGAGAACAAGCCACTAGGTAAAGTGATGCGCGCTGGTGACGGCAAAAAGAAGTTCAAGGTGTTTGTAAGGAATGAAAAAGGAAATGTAGTAAAGGTTGGCTTCGGCGATCCTAACATGGAAATCAAACGCGACGATCCTGCTCGCAGAAAGAACTTCCGCGCACGTCACAACTGCGACACTGCAACTGATAGAACGACTCCGAGATACTGGAGTTGTAGGCAATGGAGAGCTTCAGCTAAGGTCGAAGCATAACTAAATATAGGGTTCCCACGGAGATTAATCTATGTTACAAGATACAATGAAAACCATCCTAGCCAATACTGTCGTTTTGAAGTACAAAGCGCAGGGCTATCACTGGAATGTTAAAGGCATGTTCTTCCCACAACTACATGAGTTCTTTGGTGAATTATACGAAGATTTTGAAGGCGCAATCGATCCTACTGCTGAAGAAATTCGCACTCTGGGTATCGACGCTCCAGCTGGTCTGAGTGAGTTCGTTGCACTAAGAACTATTGCCGATGGAACTGCTACAACTCCAGTTGATATGATTATGGATTTGTATCAAAGCAACGCTGAAATGATTAATCTCCTGACTCGCGCGTTCGACGAGTCAAACGCTGTAAAGAAATACGGCATGAACGATTTCTTAGGTGGTAGAATCGACGCTCACGAAAAACACGCTTGGATGCTTCGCTCTATCGCTTCTGGAGTTGGTGTCCGTGAAGAAGTAAACCAACGTATTGCTGACATCAACGAAAAATATGACTTTGGTTCTTGGACCAAATCTCGTAGAAACAAATAAGGAACCATTATGTCGAACCCATTTACCACAAAAGATCCACTAGTCGATATCATCAAGCAAGTTATGCTTGGTGAGAAGAAACTGACCGACGCTGAGATGAAGAAACGCGAAGAAATCGCAAAAGCCATGGAACGCGAAAATCCAGGAATGGACATGGGTAAGAAGATGGCGATTGCTACTGCTACAGCGAAGAAAGTTGCTGAAGAAGTCGAGCTAGACGAAGCCATGAAGCCATTTACTGATGCTGACCACGCTACAGCTGCCAAGCACGGCGACAAAATCGAAAAAAATATCGAACACATCAAGAAAGTTCCTACGAAGCATCTTCAGTATCTACATCACCATAACATGGGATACAGTGGTGGCGGTGGCCATGAAGACCCACATCTTCCACATATTAAGGCTGAATTAAAAAAACGTGGCGCGAAGCCACTGCCTCACACGGAAGGCGAAAAGATGTTTAATGAATCGTTCGAGCAGATCGATGAAATCAGCGACAAGACACTAGGCAATTATGTCAGCAAAGCCGTTGTCGATGTACACAACGATGCTAAGTTTGCTGGCGAAAGCGGAAGCAAGGATGCATCGAAAAAAGCATTCAAGCGTCTTCTTGGCGTCAAGAGCGCAGCTGCTCGTCTAAGCAAACAAAATGTATCTGGTGGCAGAATCAGCAACTATCGTGCAGAAGAAGTCAACCTGCAAGAAATTACCACGAAGAGTGGCGCAGACGTTGATAGAAATCTGGACGATCATGATCCAGAAGAACATGGCGATATTCCTGACCGCAAACCAGACCACGAACTAGAAACACATGGAGGAACGACATTGCACGTTCACCATGTCAAAGATTCAAAAGGAAAAACAACACATACCATAATCAATCATGTACATGATCCAGCAGGTGGTGGTACGTTTGTAGTAAAAGGACATGCGCATCCAAAGCACATTCTTTCTTCTTATAATAGAGCAGAAAGAGAAGACATGTACGAGTCAGTCAACCTAGACGAACAACTAGAAAACTTCTGGGAAGCATACACAACTATGTTCAACGAAGCAGAAGACCAACAGCAAAACATGTTGCTTCGTGCAATGGCTAAGGATCCTTCCGATCTAATGAAGATGAAGCGCGCAATCAAGATGGGCGACAAGGCTCTGACCAATCCAGCACTTCGTCAGGAAATCTTAGCGATGCTTGACAAGATGATGAATCTGACTACAGCTGATCCTTCGCTTCTACAAAGAACCAAGATGGGCTTTCAGAAAGCGAAAATGAAAATGCCAGAAGAAGTTGAGTTGGATGAAGCCAATAAGTCATCTCCAACACATTATCATTCTGCAAATCTTCGTCACAAGCAAAAACAAAAACTTACTTCAGATCACGTAGTAACATCCACTGGTCATGTGGTGCATAAATCAACAGGAAAAGTAGTAGGACATGTAAAAAAGGACTCGGTTGTTCGCAGACGTCATGGTGGTTTGGCTTCTTACGATAAAGATACGCACGGACAAATTCCAGCAACGCATAAACCAGCGACACCTAAACCAGCAGCAACGACTGACAATAAAGACGATGGTCCGTTGGGCAGGACAATTCTCTCATACCCTAAACCTAAAAGAACACTAGGCGAAGCCCTCGTGGCCATCGGTGACAAGCCACGACCTAAACCAGCAGCAACGCACATCGTTGACAAGCCAGGACATCCGCTACATGGTAAACCCGTATCTGTTCTGGGTGGAGCTGGTAGGGTGTATGGCACACGTACTGCTGGAATGGCTGTCCATCACGATGGAAAGAATCACATTGTATCACAACAACATTTGAAACCAATTCCCAAATCAGAAGGCGACTCTAAACCTAAAAGCACACTAGGCGAAGCCATCGGTGCTAAAGACAAGCAAGACGAAGGCGAGTATGGCTACGAGGGTGATATGGCTATGTCGCAACTGCGCACCATCATCCGCAACTGCCAAGAAATGATGAAAGTTCTTGACAAAGAAACTGACATGCCAGAGTGGGTTCAGTCAAAGATTACACTAGCAACTGACTATCTACAGACCGCTAATGACTATCTGATGTCAGAGTTGGAAGAAGCTACTAATCCTGCGCAACAAGCAGCGATCGCTATTGCTATGAAGAAATCTGGCAAGAAACCTAAGAACGAAGAAGTAGAAAAAGCTCCATTCGAGGGCGGTCGTGAAGTCAAGTCTTCAAAGCCAGCTGCTATGCGAGTCAAGAAGATTGCCAAAGGCATGCAAAAATTAAACACACCAAAGGATAAAAAGTAATGGATAAAGATTCTCAAAAACTAATTCGCTGGATTCTAAAGGTCACAGTAGGCACACTCGCTTCTATCTGCGTTGTAGTTGTGCTTGCTCTTCTTGTTGGTATTTTCATGCCAAATGATGTTGTTGACAATCAGCAAATCTTTGCCATTATTGGTCCAGCTTTTAACACCGTAATTGGTGCATTCGTAGGTCTGCTTGGTGGTCTATCGCTGAGCGGTGATGGTAAGCAAAAAGAAGAGCCAGTTGTGGCTGATGAGCCATATCAGGAATAATAAATAATGGGTATCGTAGCCAAGAACATTGTTAAGAAAGAAAAGGTAGAGCAAAAACAGCCTACCGTTATTAACAATTTCGGTGAATGGCAAGCGAATCGCAATAAACAACAGGAAGTAGTTATTGAAAAGCCTGTTGTTGAAGATACGAAAATAGATAATAAGAGACAGCCTTCCTCAAAGTGGCTGAGTATCAAAGAATCTGATTATGTAAGCCACTTAATAAAATAACTTAGGAGAAAGAATATGCTATGGGGAAATACTGATGTTAAATCCGGAACTGGTACTATTGCGATTGCGAACGTTGACGCAAACGCAATCTATGGTACTTTAACTGGAACCTCTACCCTACTTGGAACAGAAGTAAAAGTAGGTAATTACATTATCGCCGACGGAAGAAAATATCTTCTAGTTGCAATCACAAGCAATACTGCTGGTGTTGTAGCTGGCGATCTAACTGGTGTTTTACTAGCAAACGTTGATGCTGGTAACACATTCACAGTTCAAGAAGGACCAGCGTTTATTGGTTCGGAAGATAAAGGCGACCTAGATGAAATTTTTGGTGTCGATACTACCGAAGCAACTGTTTCTGGTAACGCTTCTGTTCAACAATACATCGTTACTTTCAAAGGTTCGGGCTACTTCTCAGCTCCAACTGTAACTGTTGGTGGTAATGCTACCGCAACTGCAACTGCTAACGGCACTGGTTATATCTCGGTTATCGCTGTTAATGCTGCTGGTAATACTTACACCGTTGCTCCAGCTGTAACTGTTGATCCACCAGCCGAGCAAACTTTCAATGCTAACACCGCATTGATCAAAGATAACACTTTCAACGCGCTAACTGGTGTTGCTAATACTACTGAGTTCATCACAACTACTTCCGCTCACGGTCTAGCTAACGGTGACAAGGTTCAGTATCTAGTTGCTGCTGGTAACACTGCTATTACTGGTATCGTCAACGGAACCAGCTACTTTGTAGTAAGCTCGAATACAACTGCTCTACAACTAGCACTAACTTCTGGTGGTGCAAACCTTAACTTGACTGCTGGTGTTTCTGAAACTGGTCACACTCTACGTCGCGTCGGTCAGGGTTATATCACAATCGCTTCCAACAAGTTCCAAGTTGGTGACAAAGTTGTATATGACGTCAAAGCTGGCAACACTGCCATCTCGCCACTTGTTGACGGAACAACCTATCACGTTGCTTCTTCGAACTCGACCACAATCAGCATAGCTGCTACAAACGGTGGTGCTGCTCTTGTTCTAGTTCCTGGTGTTGGCGAAACAGGTCACGGTCTAACTGGTGAAACTGCTACTGCAGCTGCTGTTCTATCCTCTGGTGGTGACAAGAACGTCGCTCACGCTGGTTGGGTGAAGCGCACTGTTGGTACTGGCGGTCGTGCTGGTCGCGTGTTCTATGAAACCCTAGTCGCTGGTGGTACAATCGGTGGTGACCAAGAAGATGCAGTCTTCAAAGATGCCTAATAAGTAGTTAGACTACTTTATAGGATCATTATGGAATACCACAATTTGAACGCTAAAAACTTCGTGCTCTACGCAGCCAAACATTATGACAATCCTGGCTGCGAGAGTATCGAAGAGTTTCATGATGACTTAAATCGTTTTAAGTACATCAAGCGTTTATTTACGAAGTATCAAGAAACAGGTGAAATCAAAGAGCGATTAGTTCTAAACCACCTAATCGCTCTTTATAATTTGTTCGGCGCAATCCCTACAACCAGAATGCTTTTCTTGAAGCTGGACGGCAATTGGGAATTGCTAAAACCATTTCTGGTCTATCTTGGCTACATGCCAGAAAGGTTATACGAAATTGGGCAACACGCAGTTATAATTGACAGTAACATTTCTCTTGATGATGAGATAGTAAATAGACTAAGGAATATTTAATGGCTGGTGTAATCGACTTATATTTGGCTTATAGATTCTTAAAGAATCTTGTTTTACCATTCGAAAAATGGGAAGCCTATAAAACTGGCGTCATCGATAAAGATGGCGCGATTCTAATTCCAAAGAAAAATAGAACACCAGATCAAAGAGATTCTTTTGGTTATTTTGATTTGATTGGAATGAATCTAAAGAAACTGCTAGGAAAACTTCCTGGCGGTAAATCAGCTATTGCGTCTTATGCTGCAGCATTGCTACTCCTAAGAGAATATAACAAGAAAGAAGTAAAAGAAGATTTTAATGATTATGTTGACATGGATTGGTTAGAAAAAGAATTCAATATTTGTTTAGCAGAAGCTGAAAAAATGTTCAAAGAAGAACAAGTTGAAGAAGAGGGCGAACCAACCAACAACGTATCTGGTGGTGCCATCGCTGGTCTTGGCGTGGGTGCTAAGGGCGAACCACCTGTAAAGCCAAGAAACAAATACAAAGCACAAAATGAAATTGATACAAAAGAGATCGCTCGTCGCGTTCTCGGTATTATTAATGGAGGAAAGCAATAATGGGACCACTAACACCGTACATTATGTACATTAAAATTGGCGCAGCAGTTCTAGTAATCGCGCTTTCATTTGGCGCAGGTTATCGCCTGAAGACTATGCAAGTTGCTGAGAAAGAAAACGAATTGCTCAAAGCTGCCATCGCAGAAAACGAAAGACTGCAAAAAGAATACAATGCGCTGTCTGGTAAAGTTATCGAACTTGCGGGTCAGAACGACACAATTCAAACACGCACTATTGAGCGTGTTACAACAGAAGTAGAGAAGCCAGTCTATAGAGAATGCGTTGTTCCTGCTTCTGGTATCGAAATTCTAAACACTCAGATTGAAGAACTAAACAAATCTATTCGCGGTGAGGTTATAAAATGAAACAACTATTGATTCTCCCAGTATTACTATTGCTTGGTGGCTGTCCTGCTGCGACAAATCCGTTTGTCAAGATGCCAGACTATCCACCAACTGTGCTACAAGAATGCAAAGAATTAGAACAAACAGCAATTGATGCTACCGCTGATGGTGTATCTCTTGAAGTATTCTATAAAGAGAAAATGTCATTAAATAAACAGTACGCTGACTGCGCGAGTATGCACAATGAACTCATTAGATTCATCAAAAAAGAACAAGACAAGAAAAACAAAGATTGATCTCATGGAAATCGAGAGAGTAGCCAAATTGGAAGCGCAAGTTGAGGGAATCAAGGAAGATGTTGCGGCTGTCAAACAGGATATTAGAGATCTACATTCTCGCATCACAACTGGCAACCGTGAGATCATGGAGAAAATCGACGATAAAGTTGATGAACTCGCACAAGCTGACAAAGAACAACATGCTGCTCAAATTGACGCCACACGAAATCTCGCTGGTCGTGTTGAAACACTAGAAAGATGGCGCTGGATGGTAGTTGGTGGCGCTGTGGCACTTGGCTATATTCTGTCAAAACTCCCTCTGGAAGCTGTTTTCGGATAATTTTACTAATAGACCAAAATATAGTATAATATTCTCATTGAGGGATATATTATGCTTTGGATTGATGTAAAATACGCTAACATGATATCGAACCGTCTAGGTCGATACTCGCTAAAAAACAATAAACCATTTCTTGCTAATTTTCGCTGTCACTATTGCGGTGACTCGGCGAAGAACAAGGGCAAGTCACGTGGTTATTTGATTGAGAAAGGTGGCGCAGACTTTCTAATCTACTTCTGTCACAACTGTGGCAAGTCAACTGCGTTCGGTCGTGCTCTCAAAGATATCGACCCGATTCTGTATCAAGAATACACACTAGAGAAACTACGCGAGTCTGGTTCTAATCGTGAAGTGTCAACTACATTCCAACCTGACATCGGCTCGTTTGCCAAGCGCAGGTTCGAAAAGTTTGATGCACTCAAAGCACTAAAGAAAATCAGTCAGCTACCAGTTGACCACCCAGCACGCAAGTATGTTGAGAAGAGAAAGATTCCTTCTAATTTACATTACAAGCTGTACTATGCGACTAAATATATGACGTTCGTTAATTCGATCGTTCCCGACAAGTTCTCAGCGGAAGCTCTCAAGAAAGATGAGCCGAGATTAGTGATTCCATTCATTGACGCTGACGGTCGGGTTTTTGCTTTTCAAGGTCGTAGCTTTGACCCGAACAGCAAACTGCGCTACATCACCATCGTGCTCGACGAGTCAGCTCCAAGAATCTATGGGCTTGATACGATGGACAGATCCAAGGATGTAATCGTTGTAGAAGGTCCGATTGATTCTATGTTCCTTCCAAACGCAATTGCTCTTGCTGGTGGTGACAACGCTGACATTAATCGCGTTGTAAGCAAAGACAAAGCAATATTCGTTTTCGACAACGAGCCAAGAAACCCAGATACAATACGAAGAATAGAGAAAGCAATCGATGCTGGCTATCAGGTATCCTTTTTTCCTGATAATATACAAAGCAAAGACGTCAACGATATGGTGACGAAAGAGAACTTTACTATTGAAGAAATTAGCGGTATAATATACAGGAACGCTGTGAGTAGTTTGGCAGCGAAATTAAAATTAGCGACATGGAGAAAGGTATGAGTCAAATTCTAGTGACAAAGCGCACTGGCGAAAAAGAACCAATGGACTTGGATAAGTTTCATAAGGTTGTTTCGTTCGCGTGCGGCGATTTGTCAGGTGTATCAGCGTCAGAAGTAGAAATCAAATCACACATTCAGTTCTATAATGGTATCACTACCTCTGAGATTCAGGAGTGCATCATCAAGGCTGCGAGCGAGTTGATTAGCGAAGATACTCCCAACTATCAGTTTGTTGCTGGACGTTTGATTAACTATCATCTACGCAAGCAGGTGTTCGGTAAGTTTGAGCCAGACAACCTGTACGACCATTACGAAAAGATTCAAGCACTAGGTTATTATGACGCAGAACTTTCTACTGCTTATACACTAGAGGATTGGGATGCGCTAGACAAGTACATCAAGCACGAGCGCGATTTATCACTCACCTATGCTGCGATGGAGCAGTTCCGTGGTAAGTATCTAGTCAAGAACCGTGTCACAGGTCAAATCTTTGAGACACCGCAGATCGCATACATGCTAATCGCGATGACTCTGTTTCAATCATACCCGAAAGAAACAAGGTTGAAGTTTGTCAGAGATTACTATGACATGATTAGCCAGCACTATGTGTCGCTTCCTACTCCAATCATGGCAGGTGTGCGTACACCGCAACGTCAGTTCTCTAGCTGTGTGCTAATCGAAACTGATGACTCGCTTGATTCTATCAACGCAACCAGTTCTGCTATCGTGAAATACGTCAGTCAGAAAGCTGGCATCGGTGTTGGTCTTGGTTCTATCCGCGCTATCGGTTCACCTATTCGTGGCGGAGATGCCGTACATACTGGCGTTGTTCCTTTCGCACGTCTGTTTCAGTCAGCAGTCAAGTCATGCAGCCAAGGTGGTGTGCGTGGTGGTGCTGCGACCGTGTACTATCCTGTGTGGCACCTAGAAGTCGAAGACCTGCTTGTACTCAAAAACAACAAGGGAACTGAGATGAATCGTCTGCGCCAGATGGACTATGGCGTGCAGTTTAACAAGCTGATGTACGAGCGTCTAGTGACTGGCGGAAACATCACGCTGTTCTCGCCGAAGGATGTTCCTGGATTATACGAAGCCTTTTTCAACGACCAAGACAAGTTCCGTGAGTTGTACGAGAAAGCTGAGCGCACTCGCTCCATCCGTAAGAAATCTATTCCTGCAGTCGAGCTGTTCTCTATGTTTATGCAGGAACGCAAGGACACAGGTCGCATCTATCTAATGAACGTCGACCATGCTAACGACCATGGCTCGTTCCTAGCAGACAAAGCACCTGTGCGTCAATCAAACCTATGCGCTGAGATTACTCTACCGACTAAGCCACTCAACGATATCAACGACCCAAATGGCGAGATCGCGCTATGTACGCTGTCAGCTATCAACTGGGGCTTGATTGACGACCCATCTGACTTTGAGAAACCATGTGAGATGGCAGTTCGTGCGCTTGATGCGTTGCTTGACTACCAGAGTTATCCTGTTCTAGCAGCAGAGATAGCGAACAAGGCTCGCCGACCGCTTGGTATTGGTATCATCAACTTTGCTTACTGGCTTGCTAAGAACGATCTGAAGTATCAGGACATCGATGAAGCTGGTCTGATGAAAATTGATAGCATGGCTGAAGCGTGGTCGTACTATCTAATCAAAGCATCCGTCAAGTTGGCAAAAGAAAAAGGTGCGTGTGAGTGGAGCGACCAGACTAAGTACGGACAAGGTATCCTTCCTATTGATACCTACAAGAAAGATGTTGATGCGCTGATGGGTATGAGCGGAGCAAGCGAACCAACCGCACACTGGACTCAGCTACGCAAAGATCTAAAAGAATATGGTATTCGTAACAGCACACTCATGGCTCTGATGCCAGCTGAAACTTCCGCGCAGATATCCAACAGCACCAACGGCATCGAGCCACCTCGTGCGTTGGTATCTATCAAGCAATCGAAGGATGGTGTGTTGGCTCAGGTTGTTCCTGAGATCCGTCGTCTCAAGAATAAATATGACCTGCTCTGGGATCAGAAGTCACCGCTTGGATATCTAAAGATTATGGCTGTGCTACAGAAGTATGTCGACCAGAGTATCAGCGTCAACACCAGCTATAATCCTAAGTTCTATCCCGAAGAACAAATCCCGATGAGCGAATTGTTACAGCATCTGTTGCTGTGCTACAAGTGGGGCATCAAGACACTTTACTACTTCAACACTGCTGACGGTGCTGGTGAAGTAGACGTAGAGTTGAAACCAGTCGAAGCTGATGAAGCTGATTGTGATAGTTGCAAGATTTAAGGAAAACAAATGAAACTGAGATTCAAAACCTACAACCACGAAAACGTAAAGCCAGACCAAGAGAAGACGATGTTCTTCGATGAGTCAGTTGCTATTGCTCGTTATGACGTACAGAAGTATCCGTTCTTTGAAAAGATGACGGATCGCCACCTCGGCTTCTTCTGGCGTCCTGATGAAATCGACGTCACACGTGATGCTAAGGACTTCAAGGAACTGACACCGCACGAACAGCACATCTTTACCAGCAACCTGAAACGTCAGATCGTGCTTGACTCCGTGCAAGGTCGCAGTCCAGTCACTGCATTCCTTCCTATTGTTTCGCTTCCTGAAGTTGAGACATGGATTCAGACGTGGGCTTTCTTTGAGACTATTCACTCACGAAGCTACACTCACATCATCCGCAACGTCTATGCTAATCCGAGCGAAGTGTTCGACGGTATCAACTCTATTGCTGAGATCGTCGACTGCGCCAAGGATATCAGTAGATACTACGATGAGTTGGTTCTATGGAACAACCACGGTGAGTACGGAAGCTACAAACACAAGAAAGCACTATGGCTCGCATTGAATGCTGTCAACGTGCTAGAGGGTATTCGCTTCTATGTGTCGTTCGCTTGTTCGTGGGCTTTCGCCGAACAGAAGAAATCTATGGAAGGCAATGCTAAGATTATCAAGCTGATTGCGCGCGACGAGAACCTACACCTCGCTTCTACTCAACACATGCTAAAGACGCTACCAAAGGATGACCCAGACTTTGCTAAGATCGCAATCGAAACCGAGCAAGACTGCATCGCTATCTTTGACTCAGCGGTAGAGCAGGAGAAGTCGTGGGCGAAGTATTTGTTCAAGGATGGCTCTATGGTTGGTCTGAACGAACAGATGCTGTGTGAATACGTTGAGTGGCTGGCTGCGAAGCGCATGCGCTCAATTGGTCTACCGACTAAATATAAGAGCGGTACGAATCCTCTACCATGGACTCAGCGTTGGATTGCTGGTTCTGAGGTTCAGGTTGCACCACAGGAAACAGAGATTAGTTCGTACATTGTCGGTGGTGTCAAGAAAGATGCTACTTCCGAAACATTCCAAGGATTCAGCTTATGAAAACCTACAAACAATTTATGGAACAGTATTCTGGCAGAACAATTGGTTCGAAAACCAATAGCACTGCTGGTGCAGCAATGGCAAAACGCGCATCAAATGCACGTGCCGCAGAAAAAGTAGATAAGAAAAGCGAAAAGATTATTGCTGCTACAAACAGAGAAGCAAAACCAGTCAAGCCACTTGGTGAAGACGACCGCATGCTAGATCCTACTAACGTCGAAGAACCAAAGAAAAAGAAACCTGAGCCACCAGAAACTCAGCTACCATACGGAATGTAAATGAAAACCATCGGTCTCGATTATTCGATGACCAGTCCTTCAATATGTGTTCATTATGGCGAAGAATGGTCTATTCGAAACTGCCAGTTCTATTTTCTCACAGATAGACCTAAACTGGAAGGCAAAACAAATCAATTCAACGGAACGCTACACCCTATTCACTCATGTGAAGAACAGCGATACGACAACATCTCAAACTGGGCGATGAGTATCATACAACCAGTTGATGCGAATAGAATTGTGTTAGAGGGTTATTCGTTCGGTTCTACTGGTCGAGTATTTCATATCGCTGAGAACATTGGATTGTTGAAGCACAAGATGTGGGAAGCAAAGTTCAAGTTTGATGTAATTGCTCCCACTGCTATTAAGAAGTTCGCAACTGGTAAAGGTAATGCGAACAAAGAAAAAATGCAAGAATCATTTATTGCAGAAACCAACATTGATGTTAAGCTGGTATTAAGCCAGTCTGAGAAACAATGGTCGCCGAGCGGTGACATTATAGATTCATACTATATGTGCAAATATGCGCACCACCTAGCAACGACAGGAGAACAACCTGATGATAGATTTACCACCGACAATACCAAGTGACTTCCCACAGAACTCTGTTGTAATTGTGATGGATGCTAGTCAGCACATTAACGAAGATCGTCTGTATATTTACAAAGTCAACGATAAGCAAGAAGCTGTTCTTGTCAAAAGAACTAAGACCGCTCATGGTATTGGCTCAGACCGCAATCGTGATGGCTACATTGATAGATTCAGCAACAAATACAACACCTATGCCAACAGCGAGGGTGTTTATAAAATAGCTGAGAGATATCGTGGCTCTTGGAGTCCAGCCTACAGACTTGATGGACTTGACAAAACTAACAGCAATGCGCGTGGTCGTGCGATTGTGCTACACGAAGCTGACTATGTCACCAAGTATCGCGCAGGATATTCGCAGGGCTGTATCGTTGTCTATCGTGGGTTTGTTAAAGGTACACTCGTTCCGCTTATCTCTACCGCCAGTTCAGCGTGGCTGATAGTTAAGAATGGCACGCTTCCTGTAAAGCATTGATTTCATTAGAGTTATAAGTCATTGATTTGTAAGGGTTTAATTCCTTTACTTTTGGCTCCAACTAGGGTATAATATTCTTATCTGATAGGAGTATATTATGTTGGTCTATTGTAAATCGTCGTTCAAGCCCAAGAAGAAAAAGCGCACACCTGTTGCCAAAGCCAAGAAGTTCGTTCCGTCGTTCAAACCTATGCGCGAGATCGACTTCACTGCTGGTAAATATCGCGCGACCGACACAGCGCACATCCCCTCTAAAATTGAATCGTTCCTCGCCGAGCACGCACCAACGCACGTCATTCCCACTAAATATGATGGTGAGTTGGCTATTCGTGAAGCAGTCGCGCAGGAAGAAATCGCACGCAAAGCTAAGTGTGTCGCTCCTGCTTTCAACAAAGGAAATTACACCTATATCGCTTCCGAAGAACAAGCCAAGTGGGTGGGTAGAAAATAAAGGGGAACTCTAATGGGTTTGGCCAAAGTATTATTTGCGTCAACCTTATTATGTTTGAGTGGATGTGTATTCGATTATGAAGTTCGAAGAGTAGATGTTAGAACCTACGACGAGGTCCGTGAAGTAAATTGTGTCAGATCCGTCGCATGCTATACCTGTGACAATGATAATTGTAGCAAGTTGTTTGACAGCCAATACAAATGTCCTGCCACCAATACCACTACTGTAAAAATTGTAGAATATGTTTCAGTAAGAAAGTCGGGTGCTGAAAGATTAATGAAAGACGAACAATACACTGGTGTTCCTTACGAACAGCTGTGTAGGGATTGGATTCTTCCGACTATCGTTGAACCTATTAAAGTGAGATAAAAATGTTTTGGGATTTTGCAATGATGACTTTTGGCATTGGGGTTGCTATCGTAGTAATCGCGTTTGCTGTTGGACTAGGAATTTGGGGTTATTTTAAGTTGGCATACTTGTTGCATAGAAAGGCGAAGCGAGCCATGCTTCCGCACGACATCTATGTCAACTATGACTACACCCCGAAAAAGAACAGGAAAAAATACCGCAAACCTAACGGAGATTCGAAATGAATGCATTAAAATATATGTGGCACAAGTTTGACACCAACATGACATCTGCTTACTATGCTCTTGGCTTGACTCTGGCTAAAATTCCTGAGTCTATTTTCTTCCTCGCTGTCACTGTGTGGGCTGTCGGAATGGTGGTGTTGGTCTTCATCTAATGGCATTTAAGCGTAAAACAAAACGTGGTAGTGGTGGTAATCGAACCACCACTACAACGCACAACGACGGAACAGGATTTTCTCGTTCCTATTCTTCCAGTTCTACTGGCAAGCAAAAAACTGGATCTGGTGCTCGCTACACCACCACAATACACTCGGATGGGCGAACCACCAAAACCATCACTAGACATGGAGCCAACGGATTCATCAGCAAAAGTTCTAAGACAACTGGTGGATCTAAAAAGCCCAAGAAAATTAAAGCAAAATTATCAACACCCAAGTATAAATCTACAAAAATTCGGAATGTCTTTTCTAGAAGAAGATCTTCTTCTGGTAGGTCAAGAAGTTCCTCTAGCCGAGGAAGATCTGCTTCTCCGCAAGAGGTGATGGCCACGCTATTTCTCATCGGAGGAATCGGTGTCCTCTATCTGATTGTCGCCTACTGGCAATACATTCTGGCTGCGATTGGCGTTGCAATTTTATTTGCAGTAATTTACTTTCTAAACAAGCAGAAATAAAAATTTTTTTCTGGAACCCACTTTATCATGAACCTCGCTCTCATTTTTTTAATTGTCGCTGCTCTCTTCGGCTACACTGCTGAGAAAAATCTCGACGACAACCCTGACCTCGGCATCCCAGCCACAGCAATTTCTATAATCTGCACCGTGGCTGGGCTCATGATCATCTTCTTAGAGAGGTGCAGCTGGTGAAACCAATCCTAGTCCTAGCAAGTTCCCCTAATTCTGGCTTCGCATGGATCGCCAAGCACGGAGATTCCTTTCGCGACAAGCACCATCATAGCTGGCATACCGCATCTAACACAGCTGAGCTGGAGCATGTTCTGACAACAGAGTTCGTCGACAAGCAGATGGATGATATTGACGTCGAGGGATATATTCTCCCTGACTTTCAGAATAATCCCCAGAAAGCACTCATGATAGAGCTGATTATAAACCATAAACGAAGAATCAGCAACGCATCCGCCGAGAAATTTGTAGCAACACTGTTACAGTCATGAAAGTAATCATTCACCACCAAGAAAATATTGGTAACACAGTGCATTTCATTGTTAGCAGTCTCAGCAGCATAAAAGCAATGATAGAAATATTCCCGCACGAAGACATCGAGGGAGAAATCCGTCCATCAGCCAGAAACAACTCAGAACTACAAGATATTCTAAAAGAAATCTATAATCATAAGCTGACACTATGGAACAAAACTGGCGATATCCTAAGAAATCCACTGCCACATGAGAAATTCCTTGAAGTCCTAGAGAAAAATGGACTAGGAATAACACCCAGTGCATAGTGATAGGAATAAAATATCCCTCGTCTTCCTAACACTAAGGATAATGCTATACGTGTATGTGATAGTGTGGATATATTTGAACATTTTTCGCTGAAAATTGATGCTTAAATAAAAGGGATAAAAATGGGGTATGTGTCTCTCGCGACATATATCGTCTGAATCAATAAAAAGGAGATATAAACTATGAAGATATTCTATGTGACATTAGGGATTGCATTACTGATTGCACTCCTAGCACTCATCCCATGGATCGGGTTCTGGGCTATCGGCACGCTGTTTGCATTCCATATTCCCCTGACGTGGAGCACTGGTCTGGCATTCTGGGTGTTGATTGCACTACTAAAGGGTGGCGAAGTCCAACTAAACCGAGGAACACACGTATGATTCGCCTAGTCATAATGATTGCACTGGTGTGGATCGCTTATAAACTAATAAAAGACGCAAGGAGAAAGTAAAATGGGACAATGGTTAATTGATATTGGGGCTGATAAAGCTCTGGGAGTGCTTATTATAGTGTTATCTTTCTATTTTGGGCTCAAGATGTTCTTTATGTCTAGGGGACCAGTAGAGGGTGTCGGTGTTGGGAAGCGTGCACGTGATGAAGATGGTCGGTTTGTCGCTGATGATCCGTCGACTGAAGCCAATGAAGCCTATGTTGGTGGGAAATCGAGGACTAAGTCCTTGAAAACTAAGAAGAAAGTCGACTAAATCCGTTTTTGGGTCGCTGCAAGGGCTTTGCAAAGCCTTCCTGTGAAGCGATTTTGCGAAAAAGTCCGTCCACGGAGGGTACTAGCTCTTTGGGAGCTTAAAATGACAAGTTATTGATTCCAAAGGAGTTACAAGTGACTGATTTTGTGGGGTTTTTCGGGTTTTTTGCAAGTCATTGATTTTCCAGGGCGTTTTGGCGAAGAAAATGCTTTACATTGCTGGCAAATGGAGTATAATGTCTATTGTAGGGTGAGGGAACGGTCTCTCCCCTGAATTTGAACCTCTACTAAGGATATTATTATGAAAAACACCAAAAACCAAAAGGCTGCGAAAGCCACCCAAGCCAAAGTGCGTGACGTGTCGGTCTCCTTCGACGAATTTATCGCTCTGCGCGGTATCAACTCTGGCTATTACAATGCCACTCCGTCCATGGCTGGTCGCCTGAGTCGCAAGAATCTGGTCGAAGTGACCGAAACCAGCGAAACTGTGCTGGCTCGCGAAACCAAGACCGCCATCTTCTATAAGAAGGTCGTGAAACGCAATGCCTCGCTCACCCCGAGCGGTCTGCGTCTGCTTGAGAAGCTGAACGCTTCCCTGTAATTCGGTCGGTCTGGGTCTAACCCACCCAGACCACTGAGTGAAGCGCGTGTGTGAGCCTGTGATGGACACTCCGCCAGCGTCGCGCGCTTTACTCAGTGGTCTAATAGAATGGAGTAACAAATGCAAAAGATTGACAAAAACAAGTTCCTCGTGATGCGCGCTCTGCTTGAGCATTACAATCCCGAAGATGCTATTGCTTGGTCTGCTACTGCGCGCGAACTTGCGAAGCAGACTGGTCTGAAAGAAAACCAGTGCCTGACCATTGGTCGCCGACTGGCTGATGCTCGCCTTGCGCGCGCGATTCAATCCAGCAAGACCATCAAGTCTGGCTCGAGTGTCAAGAAGAAGCCTATTGTTGGCTTTGCGCTGAACCGCGCTGGTGCTCAAGAGTTCGTTCGAATCGACGAGCAACTGGCTGAGTTGGGCATCAACCTGTAACACAGAAAACCACGTCCATCGGCGGATATCCGATGGGGCTTTGATGGGAGCCAAATCAGAACTGAGTCCATCCCCGAAACCAAGCTGGGTGAAATGCTGGGGCTGTGAGTGAGACCTGACTCACCGTGGAATGATAGTGCGACCACGATACTATGCGTCGCTTCTATACAAACGGGTGGATGACCCATGTTGGGGCACGCTGTGGTGGTGTGTAGCCAACAACCTTTTTGTAAATATCATCATAATACCTCGCCACCCAGAAATGGATGGCTTTTTTATTGGTTTACGAATCGTCCTGGATACGTAAAAAAACTATGTCTTTGGGCGAATTCTTAAACCACCCCTGCAGGCGCGGGTTCTGCAAGTCATTGATATTAAAGGAGTTATAAGTCATTGATTCCATTGGGTTTTCACGGGAATCGCAAGTCATTGATTTTATTGGTTGACATTCCCAGCAGTTCAGGTATAATAGCTGTATGAATAGGGAGAAATCTATGAAAGTGTACGTGAATGACGTAGTGACCGTCGTCTGGTCTAATGGTGCGGGTGAAAGTGACTACCGCGTGGTTGAAAATGAAATCGGTCCTAGTACCTTTGAGCTGGTCGCTGAACGTGAGTTCGGTGAGGGTGTTGATGACGGTGACTTTGACGCTGATGACTGGGCTGCTGTCGTCGCTGATGCTAAGTCTCGTCGGGCTTGGCCATATGGTGGGGTGGTTGAATGAACCCTCTCTGGCTCGGTTGCCCTCTCTGGCTAGTCTATACTGATGAAGCTGGCGTGCTTGAAACTGCTGGCGTCTACTCTACCGCTGAGAAGGCTAGTGTCGTCGCGCGTGAAGCCACCGAAGCCACTGGTCTGAAGTGGGGTGTGCGTATGCTTCCGTCTATTGACTCTAACTGGGAAATCTAATCTATGAATATCAATGACGTCCTGACCTTTATCTCCACGCAAGCCAGTCAACAAGACATGGCCAAGATCGTGGATGCGTATCGCTTCCGCCAAGACTCTCTCCGTCGCTCTGCCAAGGCACAGTTCTCCAAGGGTGACACCGTGACGTGGCACAACAGCCGAACTGGCACTCAGATGTCTGGCTCTATCGCCAAGATCAATCAGAAGTCCATTGACGTGCGAACCGCTCAGGGCATCTGGCGCGTGGGTGCCAACCTGCTGAAGCGAGCGTGAGAGCCGCCGATCTGCAAGTGATTGATTTCCCTAGAGTTACAAGTCCTTGAAAACACAGGACTTTCTGGTAAACATGCAAGTCATTGATTTTATTGGTTGACAAATCGCGCGGTCTACGGTACAATAGTCTTCTAACTAGGAGAGAGTGTATGAAAGGCGAATATTTTATTTGGGAGAAATCCCCCGAAGTAGACGGTAAAGTCGTCACCGTTTTAACCAGCGAGAAAAAGGTAAAGGAATACATTAAATCGCGCGCAGTACAGGTAGACGAGGGCGGTTTCAGCGGTACACTAGAAAATGGCGGTTTCATCGGCGCAATCATTTAACAAATAAGGGGATCTGAAAAGGTCCCTTTTTCCTTACACATCAGTAACTTGTAACTCCTTCAAAATCAATGAGTTGCTAAGTCATTGATTTTATTAGTTGACAAATGAGTCTGGCTAGGGTATAATGACTGTAATGAATAAGGAATCTACCATGACTGAAGCTGACCGTAAAGACGAACTGGGTGCTGTTTATTATGACTTCTATAAGGAAGTCCATGGCATCCGTCCTCGCTGGGTGAACCACGAGGAAGCCACCATTGAGTGGTACGAAGCCGAGCTGGAACAGCTTCAGCTTCAGGCTGACATTCAGTGGCAGGAGCAGCAGGTGCGCGATGCCGAGACCATCGGTGTGGTGGAAGCCAACATCGCCGAGCTGATTGCTTCGGGTGCTGGTGACCGCGCGACTGCTCTGCGTTGGTTGCATGACGCCAATGACACCAACGGCGACTGGGAGTTCCTGTGCTACCACTTGGATCTTCCGTACGGATACTTCCGTGCTGACGCTGGGAGCTGGGTGGAGCCGTAATCTGGCAAGTCCTTGATTTCCCTAGAGTTATAAGTCATTGATTCCAGTCGGTTTTACAGAGAAACGCAAGTCATTGATTTTATTACTTGACATTTGGGACGATCTAGGGTAGAATACTTGTAATGAATAAGGAAACCTATATGACAAAGTTTGACAAATCGAAATTCACCTATTACTCGGGCTATCTGATGTACGACGGTCAATTCGTCGCGCGGTTCAAGTACAGTGGTCCGTTCACCAAGGCTGTCTTTCTGAAGCAACTGCTGAAGAACCATACGGTCGAGGAATACTTTCACAAGCATCAGGTGCAAAACATCGCTCCGCTGACGATTCTGGAACAAGCCGATCCGAAATGGTCTGAGACCACCATGGCTAAGTGGAAAGCCAAGATCGAAGAACGCTATGGTGTTCGCCCGATCCGCACGATGATTACTCTCTAATACAAGGAACACGTATGAGCACTTTCTCAAACATTCTGATTGACATCGAAGAACTTTGGGCTGAAGGCAAGTTCTCCGATGAGATTGCCGAGATCATCAACAAGCAGTATGGCACGGTCTATACTGACGTCGAGATCGACAATGCCATCACCGAGTTCCTCGATGCGCGCGACCAAGCCTACAACGACGACATGGACGGCGACCACGCTTCCGCTCTCGCTTCGGCTGGCTTCGGCACCGACGAGGACTATGGCTACTATGGTGAATGATATCAGCCACGAGGAAGAAGAACGCGTCTGTCGCCTGATTAAACAACATGGCGGTGAGATCGTGCTGAATCCCACAGGCGATGGCGAACAGGTCATCATCGACTTCGACGACATCGTGGAACTCATCCGTGCTGCGAAACGCCAAGAGCGCGCAGACATCATCCTAGACAAGGAACAACAATGAACCGAGTCTACCGCGATCTACTGAGTGGAGCATTCTGGGCTGTGGTTTTCACTGGGGCGATGTTTAGTTTCCTATACTGGTTCTATCGCTGACAGAGCCGCAGTCTGGCAAGTCATTGATTTTGAAGGATTTATAAGTCATTGATTTGCAAGGGGTTTTAAGACTAGTCGTTTTTAATGCTTGACTTCCTCCTGACATAGGAGTATAATGACTGTAATGAATAAGGAAATGCAAATGAAAGCAATCTATAACAACTTCGCGCTGGGTCTGATGACCGTGGCTCTGTTCTGTGTCGTGTTCGCCCTGACGCTGGCTAACCCTGATGAAATTCGTACGCTGGCTATCGTGACTGGTGTGTCGGTTGGCTTGAGCCTGTGGTTCCTTAAAGCAGGTGAAAAGAAATGAGAATTCTTCGCCTAGAGGTCTTCGAAAAGAACGAACTCGTATACATCCGCGAGAAGCCTGTGTTCGCAAAGACGCAAAAAGGCATCAAAGCCACAAACACTCGCCTAGTCAACTGGGCTCAGAAGAACTTCCCTGAGTGGACCGAGGTCACAGTCCAGCCGATCGAGCGTCCAAGAGCCGTGGTCTCGCAAGTCATTGATTCCAATAGGGTTACAAGTCCTTGATTTTACTCGGTTTTCCAGGGATTCTGCAAGTCATTGATTTTCAAGGAGTTTCGATGCTTGACTTTCCAGCCCAACGGGAGTACAATAGCTGTAATGAATAAGGAAACGCAAACTATGAACCTGAGTAAATTTGAGCGCGAACGCGCATGTTTTGGCTGTACCGAACACGATATGAAGGAATCTATTGACTCCGCTATCCCCTATACTGACTACCACATGATCGCTATGTCTATGATGTCTGACGCGCAAATGGCTATCGAACGTAAAGACTATGAGTGGTCGCGCCAGCTGATTAATCGCGCCAAATGGGTGCTGTCTACCTACCAAGTGAGAAACTAATATGAATGACTTTACTGTGGCGCACGACCATCTCGTGTATGTTCTCTTCCGTGACCGCTATGGTTTTGCACCTGACTATTGCGGTGTCTTCTCCTCGCCCGAGCAAGCCACTGCGCGCATGGATGTACTGATGCAGGAAGAAATCGATGGCTTCGGCTATTCGTATGACTACATCGTCCGCCCTGTCCGTCTTGACTCAGGAGAATAATATGCTGAATTACCGCGATATCGAAAGTTACAAACTGTCAATGATACGCACTCTCAACGAGCGTGGATATCTTGCCACTCGGGTGACGCTGGCTGGCAACAGCTGGATTGCTCTGGTTCGTGGCGAGGGCTGGCGTCCTGTCAATGACCTGCTGACTGGGAAGCCTACTCGTGTTCCCGTTGACAATGACTTCATCACTTCTGTTATCTAATAAGGAAATATCACATGGCACGTAAAGCATCCACCTACATCGGCGACGATTCCCAAGTTGAATGGGGTCGCGTCTACACTCACGAAGAGATCGCAGAGCACATGGGCTTGACCAAAATGCGCGTCTGTCAGATCGAGAAAGAAGCACTTGCGAAACTGCGAGCGATTCCTGGAGCCGAGGAACTTCTTCGCGACTTCATGTATAACGATAAAGGTATTCGCTAATGAAACGATTCCACTTTCAAGTAAACACGACTGTCAACTACGACGTCGCCGAGATCGAAGCCAACTCCCTAGAGGAAGCCTACGAGAAGATGCGCTGGTACTACGCACAGCACAAAGGGTATGAGAGAATCGTCCATACTGTAAAGGAAGAACCTAATGACGATTTCAACGCATTCATGGGAATTAACGCACTATGAGCAAACGACAAATCACAATCACAATCACAGTCGATGACCTGCAACAATACTTCGAATGCTCGGAACAGGAAGCAAATCGCATCTGGGACGCAATCGACGAAGAAACTGACATCGAAGAAACACTCAACGAAGCTGCCATGGGCGACTTCAATATACTAATGTTTGACTATCAACGGAGAAACAACAATGCCTAATTGGTGCGACAATACACTTACACTGACTCACGAAGATCCGACTCAGATCGATCGAGCCATCACTGCTTTTAGAGAAGGAAAGCTGTGTCAGGAATTCCATCCGATGCAACCGCAACTCCTAGAGGACGAAAGCTGGTACAGCTGGCGCGTCGATAACTGGGGAACCAAATGGGACATCGGTGGTGAAACCGCAGGTCACGTTGACCGTCTCAGTGAAAACAGTGTCTATTTTGCTTTCGAATCAGCTTGGTCTCCGCCAGTGGAATTCTATTCTTTCCTAGTGGAAGAACTTGGCTTCACGGTTGATGCCATGTACTATGAGCCAGGAATGAACTTTGCTGGTCGATTCTATGACGGCGAGGATCAATTCGTCCAATGGTCTTCGCTCGAGGAAGCACGCGAAATCCTAGACGATGACCTAGACCAGCAGTTTGGCATCATCGAAGGCATGGAAGCATGGGAAGAAGAAAATGAATGACATCGAACTGGCACAAACTTTACGAACCGCAAGCGAAACTTACAAGCAGGAGAACATCGCTTTGTCTATGATTTTACTTATGGCTGCTGAACGAATCGAGAGGTTGACACATGAACGTGATATCAAGTTCACTAATGCTGGTGACTATATGAACCAATACAAGAAACCACCTGCACCGATGTGGGTCAATGCGTTTATCATTGGGCTATGCATTCTCACAGGTTTATTCATTATCTGGTGGAATCTCTGAATTATTTTACTAATTCACACTTTTACAGTATAATCATTGGTGTAGCCTAACACTATAATATGGAGTAAACATGCAAGTTACAATTAACGAAATTATTGATGCGTTGCGAAATTCAGTAACAGGTAATGACCTTGCCGATCGCGTCGAGAAGTATGGCATTGCAACAAAATGCCCAGAACCGCTGATTCGCACCCCACAGATGAATGACGAAGTGTATCGATAATGCCATTTCTCAATCATAACATTCCAACGATTACTTGTCTCATGCGAAACGAGTATCTGTTTAATCATAAGAAAGGTCATGGTGAGTTTACTCCCTGTGACGTTCATACTGTGGCTTCTATGGAGCGACGAGTTCCATTGTTCGAAGCATTCCTAGAGAATGGCGTCAACTGGACTCGCCGACCAATCACCGCATTTTGCTGGAAGCCTGATGCACCTATTCGACAGCTCAACGAGCATGTCTACTGGGATTGCTTTAGTTCCTACGTGGACGTTCAGGTTCGGTCGCGACTCAATCGCCTACGTGCCAAACTTATTACTCCCTCGGGCGAACAGCGCAGTGGGATTTATTTGTTTACACTTGACTGGTCTTTTGAGAACCGAGCGATGCTTGACACGAACTTCTCTGAAACGCCAGAGCACAAATGCGGTCACGTGTTTC